TCGACAACCACGTTCGACAGTTGGCCCGCATCCGCGATGCCGCGATGGAGAAGCAGAACTATGCCTCTGCTGTTGCCGCCGAGAAGGCCAGAGGACAGGCCGCAGGGCTCTACATCAGCCGTTCGGAGATACTGGTCGGCAAGATTGATCAGATGTCGAAGGAGGAGGTTCTTGCCGAGATCATGCGCTTGCAAGCAGAGTTTCCCGCGCTCGCGCAGGGCACAGGACCAACCATCGATATGGTCAAGACCATGCGCTCCGAAACAGGCGAGGACATACCCACATACGAGTCACCCGACACTCTCGCGGAGCTCGACGAATGAAGACTGAAAAAGCGATCTGGGAACACCTGAAAAAGGAAACCGACAAGGACGTTCACTGGACCCGCATCGAAGCTTGGGCGGGTTCGGGTATACCCGACCTAAACGGGGCGTACCAGTGGCCTTCCCTGTCGCAAGAAACACCCGTTGAGATATGGTGCGAATTAAAGGTCTGTTCTAACATAAAATTTAATGCCGCCGGACTGTGGAGACCCGCGCAAATTGCATGGCAAACAAAGCGGTCCCGCGTTTCGCGCAATGTCTTTAACCTGATCAGCCACCCTCGGGCATGGGTCGTCAGGATTTATGGCGCAGAACACGTGACCCAACTGCACGACCCGTCGACAGAATCGCCAGAACCTTTGATGATCTTGCCCATTGGCAGGGGAATGTGGTCGGCTTTCCTCGAACTCGCGGCCTCGCGCTCGTCAGAATCGCCAGAATACAAGGACTCGAAAGAATCGCCAGAATAACACGCTCGACAGAATCGCCAGTGTAAGGACAGCGGACAAAGGAAAGGGGGCTTTCGCCCCCCTGCCCCCTTAGTGTGCCATGATCACGATAGACTTGCGGACCTTTGCCGAGTGTCCGCCGCATGCTTTGCAATCGGTGCAGGAAACCTTTGCGCCCGCTTCTTTTGATGCCGGACAAATCGCCTCGTTTGACAAGCGGCTTTCATCTTTCGCCCGAACTCGGAATGTCCGCCAGCCCGCGTCCCATGCTTGCAAGGCTTCGGCTTCATTGTCCGCGCTTGCCATGGTCAAGGCTTTGAACTTAGCGAACTCTGGTTTGTGCCACTGATGAGAATAGCCGTTCACCATTGCCGCCCGCTTAACAGCCCGCGCCCACATTGCATAGGGTGCGGCGGCAGGGTCACCATAGGAACCGATTCGAAAGGCTTTACCCTCAAACAAATCGGACAAGATGCGCGGATCATAATCTACGATAGGCCGCGCATAACGCCCGCGTCCTAAGGCTTTCCAAGTCGAAAGAACCGACTGAAACACCTTGACGTAGCAAGGCTTGATGCCCGCCGCTTTCGCGACACTAGGCCGCCGCTTGCAGTCGCCGCACACCGACGCGTCATCTCCGGACCGTAAAGCCTCGACCGGATTAACGTCGGACCGGACAATAAATGTCTGAACCATCGCGCCAGTCTTATCGTTATTACTTTTAGTCGTGATACGATTGGCGATAACAGCGATTGGCTTTCCGTCTAAACGGCTCGGGCCTTCGTAAAGAATCACGCCCGCGAACTGTCCGCGCTTTAAAGTTTCGACCATTGCGTCCACTGTCTTAATCATTGTTAGAATCCTTTCTATGGTTAGAAGCTATTACAATCCGGCCCGCTTCGATCATGGATTCTTCGATTTCCTGAACCGAACAATCTATGTTTTCTATTTCCTCCGGGGAAAAGATTGCTACAACATAACCCGCCGCCCTAAGTTTTTTAATGATTTTAATCGCTTCGATAATTTTCATAGTCTATCCCTTTCTACGGTTTAAAAGACTCATTAGGTTTAACAGGATCCGGTGACATTGTCAACAATAAATCGCCAAAATAAATCGCCGCGATTTATTGCGCCCGCCGGAATCGCCCGCCCCCGCTCGAAAGAATCGCCAGTGTTTAAGATAGAACCCGAGAGAATCGCCCGCCCCCGCTCGAAAGAATCGCCAGTGTTATAATATACAGGCATAAAAAAAGGGCCCGCCGAAGCGGGCCCCCGTAGCAGGGCGACAAGTTAGAGCATGGCCTTTAACTCGGCCTTCACTCGCTTGGCGGTTTCGCCCCGCCAAGTGGCAGCGTTCGCGAGAAAGTAACGAACGATGCTATCTCCGGAATCGTAATAGTAGGGCTCATCGATAGAACCCAGCGTTGCCATGGCTTGCAGATATGGAACCGCTCCGAAGTAGGGCTTCTTCCAATCGACGGATATCTCGCGGGCAATAGTGTGCAATGGGCGTGTCATGTGCTTTCTCCTTATGACATGTGGTGGGCCCGCCGGAGCGGGCCCGATAGGGTTAGTCGTTCGTGATGACAGGCAGGGCCGCTTGCATGGTGTAGATCCACTGGTCCACATCAGCAATGGCCTGATCATACTGGCCCCGCTTGTAGACCTTGCCTGTAATCTTTCCGGCCCGCTCGAGAGAAGCTTTCGGAGTAGCAGTGCGGGTTAACCGCATGCCATGCTTGATAGCCTTCAGAGCATGCTTAACCGCGAAAGCATGCAGTAACCGTGTCGCGTCGGGCCCGACATAAGCGGTAACCCCTTCGCCTCGCTTTGCAATGTATGAGTCCATAATCTTTCTCCTTAACCCGAACCGTTCAGGCCATATAGGTTTATCAGTGACCTTTGACAGTGTCAACAAATTATTTTGCGCCTCGACCGGATTATTGCGCCCGCCGGAAACGAAAAAGCGGGCCCGACTGAACCGCCGCGCCCGCTCGCTAGAATCGCCAGTGTTAAAAGATTAGTCCGCTAGCATCTCGCCGACACGGTCGGTGATAGCTTGCCAATCGTCGCCCGACATGTGCTCCTTATAAATCATGTCGACAATCTCCTTAGCCCGCTCGTCAGAAACGACGAACCCGCTCTCGTTCGCGATGTCGAAGATGTCCTCGACCGATATCGATAGTAGAACCCGAACCCCGTTTGCGTGTAACACGTCGAAGGCTCGCTGAATACGCTCGTCTTGTCTTGCGTCGGTGGTATGCATCGTATGTCCCTTTCTGTTGAACGATGGTGGGCCCGCCGAAGCGGGCCCGAGATGCCTGGTCTTTTAGAGGCGCATTGCGTCTAGCAGGGCCCGCGTTTCCCTGTCAAGGACAGGATCGGGTTGATAGAACCGAAAGCCCAGCAGCCACGATGGGCCAAACGTGTTCCGAACCTGTTGCAGCAGGGGGCCATGGGCCCCGCCGCGTTGCCAGCTATCCAGCAAGCGACCCTTCCATTGCGAACCGTGCTCGGCGGCATAGTCTTGCAGGGCCTGAACCTGCTCGGCGGTAAGTTCTTTCTTCATAGTCTTTCTCCTTCGATGGTGGGCCCGCCGAAGCGGGCCCGATGGGGTTAAGCGAGGATCGAGTCGCGGGCTTTGAAACCGACCGTCGTGTCGACTGGCGTATAGTGTTCGCCGAACATGACTTCGAAGTAGGCATGGGGACCGTAGGTCGACCACCGACCCTGCCCGCTTGATCCCTTCCAATCCCAGATATGCATGACGAACCCAGTGAAGCTATCGGGCCCGCCGACTTCGAAGATCCACTCCTTCAGGCATTTCTCGTTAGGGATGTCGATAGGCTTGATCGATAGAACCGACTCGATATATCGCGAGGACACGCCCGCGAGTTCGCCTGTCTTCCATGTCTGCACGCCGTGCCCGACATCGTCCAATGTGATCACCCGCATGGGGATCCGGTAGGCAAGTTCTTTTTCCATAATACTTTCTTTCTTTCTCTACGAATCGAGAACCGTTCTCGACCGTGCCTATACTCTACATGATACAATTGACATTGTCAACCTATACCTTAGTCGTAAGTAAAACTACTTAGTCTCGGGTCCCTTGGCAGATTTCCAGCTGTCAGGTTTCCGACGATTTAAATCGCCGACCCCCCTTTTAGGCCCGCCCGCTCGCAGGACTCACCTAAAAATCCGATTTTCCCCGGAACGTCAGCAACTTCAAAACATTTGGTCGACCCCCTTAATTGTCAACTATTAGTAATGGGTCCCCTACCCCTACCCCACAATAAAAATTTCAAAAACTATTGGACCGCGTTGACATTGTAGTGTACCGGTTAATAACCGAGGTCAGAGGTTTTTTGCTGTTTCCCCTCTGTTTAGGTGGACCACAGGAGAACAGCGTCAGGTCCACCACTCGGAACCTCCCATAAAAAATGGGGAGCCGAAACCCCCCATTTATTGCTTTGTAGGTTGTGAGGGTTAGGCGAGGTCTTCTTCTGACCACTCGTCTTCTTCGTCTTCTTCGTCTTCTTCGTCTTCAACGATGATGTAGTCATCGTCCATCAGGTCGTACAAATGATCGATGAGCATATAGAGTGCACCGATGCGCTCTGGCAACGAGCATTCCATAAATTCGTCGGACAGGTTGAACTGAACGAGATCGATCTCGCCCTCGTTACGTTCGATAACAGCAGTACCGATAACAACAGACATGGCAAACTCCCACAGGTGAGGTGAACGTCTGCAAGCTACAAACAAAAGGTGACAAATAAAAGACTTGCTTTTTTCATATGTTGCACTTGCGAAGAGCGGCATGCTGGTATACATTGCGCGTACACCTTGTCTGCTCCATGGTGTTCCTCCCTAGACTTGGGACGGTAGCTATGGCTTTGATCTTGCTACCGTCCCCTTTATCTTCGGAGCTTTATCCTTTGCCCTCTGAACTTGCACACAGCCTCCCGGAAGACGCGGCTCGCCAATACGCTCGTCTTTTGGAAAGAGCGGCGAGACTTGCCACTCTAGAGAAGGCCAAGGTTGGCTTTCTTGATTTCGTTAAGTTTGTGTGGCCCGGGTTTATTGCCGGGAGACACCATAGGATTGTTGCTGAGAAGCTTGAGGCCATGGCGCGTGGCGAGCTCAAGCGTTTGATCATCAACATGCCGCCGAGGCATACGAAGTCTGAGTTTGCCAGCTACCTGTTTCCGGCTTGGTTCATAGGGCAGATGCCAGACAAGAAGATTATGCAAGCGACCCATACCGCTGATCTGTCAATCCGGTTTGGTCGTAAAGTGAGAAACCTAATGGATGGGGATATGTTCAAGCCCATCTTTCCAGAAGTGAAGCTACGGTCAGATTCCAAGGCAGCGTATCGCTGGGAGACCGATCAAGGAGGAGAGTACTATGCAGCGGGTGTTGGGGGTAATATCGCAGGGCGCGGCGCGGATCTTTTCATTGTTGACGATCCGCACTCAGAACAAGACGCACTTTCACCAACAGCAATGGAAGGCGCATGGGAATGGTATCAATCCGGACCACGCCAGCGTCTTCAGCCCGGAGGGGCGATCCTTGTTGTTATGACTCGGTGGGGTGAGGCGGATCTGACCGCCCGCCTTTTGAAACAGCAAGCGACCGATCCCAAGGCCGATCAGTGGGAGGTTGTGGAGTTCCCGGCAATCTTGGATAGCGGTGAGCCGCTCTGGCCTGAGTACTGGAAACTTGAAGAACTTGAGGGGATCAAGGCTTCGATCACCCTGTCCAAGTGGCAAGCGCAGTATATGCAGCAGCCGACGGCGGACTCGGTGTCCATCATCAAGCGTAGCTGGTGGAACGTGTGGGAGCAGGAGAAGGTTCCCCGTTTGCAATACGTCATGCAGTCTTACGACACGGCGCACACCAAAAAGAAGACGGCTGACTATAGCGCAATCCAGACGTGGGGGGTCTTTTACCCCAGAGAGGATGGCCCGGCGAACGTCATCTTGCTGGACTGCAAGAAGGGCAGATGGGAGTTCCCCGAGCTCAAACGCATTGCCCTTGAAGAGTACAAGTACTGGGAACCGGAGACCGTGCTGATCGAAGCAAAGGCTGCGGGCCTCCCTCTGTTACAGGAACTCCGGAGCGTAGGCATCCCGGCGGTGGACTTTACGCCGAGCCGTGGGAATGATAAGCATGTACGTCTGAACTCCATTGCTTCCCTGTTTGAAGCGGGGCTTGTCTGGAGGCCAGAGGCATCGTGGGCGGAAGAGGTTGTCGAGGAGATAGCCGCGTTCCCCAACGGTGAGCACGACGACTTGGTTGACTGCGCTTCACAGGCCCTCATGCGATTCCGGCAGGGTGGCTTTGTTACACATCCGGATGACTACACCATGGACGAAGGTCCGAGGTCAACGTACAGGGTTTATTACTGATGGCAAAATCTCCCTTTAATAACGTAGAAGATTCCTTGTACA